TCAGTTAAGAAATTGTTCACTCTGTAACCTTGAGGAACCATTCCCATAGAAACGATTGCATTGATATCGTTATCAGCTGTAGAAGTTCTACCTTGTGACTTCATAAGTCTCTCAGCTGTAAATTGAAGCTCTGAAGGAACTATTAATTTAATTCCTCTTGCAGCAATTTTTAAACCTCTTTCATCAGTCATTTTAGCGATCTGAATTAAAGAATCTTCTAATGAAGTTTCGTTAAGGTCAGCTTGAGTTGCCAAAGTATTACTTACTGTTCCAGCGATCGTTGGGTGGTTTGTAACAAATAAGTTACTACCGTCTCCAGAAGTAAAAGTACCTCCAGAGAAACCATTGATCAATGGATCAACTGCTTTGATTTGTTTAGTGTTCGCCATGGATCTAGCTAACGCTTTTGTATATCTAGACGCAAGTCTATCATACAGGTTGTCCTCGATCGCTTCTTCAGTGATCGCGAACGCTAGTGCAATAGTTTCCATAGTGTATCTAGCTGTGTAAGTCTCTTGAGCATTGTCAAAAGTTACGCCAGAACCTTCTGGTTTAACTGCTGCATTAGCAAAGCCAGATAACATAACTTCTTCTTCGAACGCTCTGTCTGAAGTTTCTGTTACGTATATCTCAGCGTGCTGATTTTCATAACGTTTATATTCCAGTCCGAATAGTGCATTCAGGCCTGGTTCTAGTTCTTTAACTAGTTGTCCTCGTGATATAGCCATTATTTATCTCCTATTCTAACTATTATATACCGTTGTTTTTAGCGTTGTACATATGCTCATTGATCATAGCAACAAAGTTTACATTAGCAGAACCAATGTCATTGTTTTCTACGTCAGTTGAAATACCTACAACTGTTAACTGAGCCGTACCAGTAGTTTGAGTACTGTGATCTAATTCTGATTTAGAAACAAAATTAGCACTGTCCCCAGCTACCACTGCGATGTCATAGTTTTTAAATACATCTGTCTGCGCGTGCGCAGTAGCTTTGTCAGATTGTATTTCAAACCTTTCATACGGATCGTCTGCTACGAATGCAACAATATCACTAGCATTAACTTGCGAGTAATGATTTGCAAAAGTAGGCTTGCTTGTTGTTGGATCAGTATAGAACACTCCATTAAGTGATCCTACTATAAACGCTTCAGAAGCTGCAGCTTGGTGAATTGTACCGGCTGCTGTTGCAGAAACTGCATCCTGAAAAAAAATAGTAGTAGTATCATTTGCTGTGATACTGTACTCACTTAAACCCTGGTTGTCTCTATTCTGACCAATTTTGCCAATGGCTCTTAAACCAAAAGCATTATCTTTATTTGCCATAGAGGCCTCCTTTTAAATGTACCTGCCCTTGCGGGCCTCCAGTACGGGTTTAGTTTAACTTAGTGATCGTGGAAATTTTTTAGGATTTCTTTGAGCCACCAAAAGTTACACGAGTCTGTCTATCAATATCGATAGGCATACTTGGATGCTCTTCCTTCATAAGATCGTTGTCCATAGCTTTTACCTTTTCTTGGTGCTGTGAAGCGTAATATTCATTACGTTGTTGTGCGATCTCTTCAGGTACCCTAGCGAGCACTAGGCCGCCAACTCCGATTACACCTGAGTATTTTCCGTCTTCCACAATTGGATAGTCTGAATCAGGATATTCATCTGCTCTAACTAATTCATATCCAGATCTTAATCGACCTTGAATATTCTTAGTGTCATTGAATCCTAATGACTCAGCTCTTAACCATCTGTGAGCAAAACCTGACGGAGCAGGTGGTGCGTCTAAAGCTGATGGTGGAGTCCAAACTTTTTTCTTAGCTGTTTTTTCTCTCGTTTGGCTCGCACGTGAGGTTCTCTTTTCATTTTTCGTTTCCATATGCTTATCCCTCCTTCGTGATATTTAGTTGTTTCGCATATTCTTCAAGTGGCACACCTAATTTTTTGGCGATTGTAACCTGTGACGGTGTGAGTCGTACAGTTTTGCGACCAGTTTTGGTACTTCGCTTCGCCGAAGCTACTGTTTGTACCGGAGCAGGTCGTGTATTTTCTCCCGAACTATCATTATTAGCAAATTTGTGCGGGAATTCAAGTCTTATTCTTTTGTCTATTTCAGAATAATACTCATCACTTGATGGGTCAAAACCCTCTTGTTCAGTTAATGTTTTATGAAGATCAAAAGCTGTATAAGTCATAGCTGTGTCCTGACCAAACCATGAATTTCTTTCACTCCATGCTTCAGCTTTAGGATCAGGTGTTTGTGCTGGCTGTTGTCTTCTTAAATTAACTTCAGCAGGTTTTGCCTGTGGTTGTTTTTCTAGATTCTCTCTAGCGAGTTTAGCTTCTTCAAGTCTAGCTTTTTTAACTCCAAGTTCAGAGATAGAAGCCATTGCATCTGCTTCAGCTCCTAGATCATTCGCTTCTCTAGCTGCTGCAAGTTTTGCTTTTGCTGCTTCAATACCTGAAGAAATACTTTCTTCAGAGACAGAAAGAAAATTAGGTTCTATTTTTTTTAATTTTTCTTCTGTTGCTTTTTTCTCTTTGATGGTTCTTTCAGCATAAGACAAAGCTTCATCTTTTTGTCTTTCTGCTTCTCTCCATTTTTTAGTTAACTTAGCTATTCTTTTTTGTACGCTTTCGCTGTACTGTTCTAATTCTTCTTTCGATTCTTTCTTGTCTAATTTGACTTCTCTTTCATTCTCGTATGTTTTATCCTCTGATTTTTTTTCATCAACAACGGGTCTTACATTCGGTTCTTCTTGCTGAAGTTCCGGTTGTTCAATCTCCGCCTGATCTTTCTCTTCAGGAACATCGACGTCCATCGCTGGACCAGAGGTATCGATGTCAACTGTTTTTTTCACTTCTTCAGTGTCTGGCATAGTTTCCTCCTATGTTATTAATATTGATGAAGTATATCTTCGGGGTTATCAATTGTAGCTAATACTTCATCATCGTTTAGCAATCTAACTTCGCCCCCGTCAATTTGTATACGACTGCCTGCATATCTTGCAAACACCACCCATTGACCTTTTTTACACCAAGGTCCTTCAGGGAATTTTTCTTTGTCATAACAATGTGGGCCCATAGATAAAACTAGACCACATTGAGATGCAACTTGTTGTCTCTCTAAAGTTTCTTGTCCAAGATATAAACCACCTTTAGTTTTTTCTCTCATCTTAAAAGGTAAAACTAACATTCTCCACCCAGTTGGTTGAGGTAGTTTATCAGATTCTTTTGTTTTTAATCTTTCGTAAGTTTCTTGTTCTTTATCTGACTCTATTTTATTTTCTTTACTGTATTTTTCTTCCAAAGCATATTTAATCTTTGGTGTCGAATTTGATGACTGTTCCTTTTCCATCGTTTTGCTCCTTATTGTTTAGCAGGTTAGAGATATCCTGAGATATTTTTAAATAGGCATGTGCCTGTCCCATCATATATTTGTATTTTTCCATATTGTCAATACTTCCAGCAATCATAGCATCACCAATACTTTGATACTGTTCTTTTAATTGCTTCTGTATTTTATATATTATTGTTGCATCATCCATGGTTTCCCCCTTTTTTAGTATTAAATGATATTATAATTCTGTTGTTATCCTCTTGTTGTACGTTAACAAAATGAAGTATGTATGATGGAAAAAGTATTAGATCATTTACTTTAAACTCACTTGTATATACGTCTCCTTTAGGATTAAGAAAACTTGTTCCGTTTGGACTATTTCCTTCTATATAAATTACTCCACTATATTCAGATCCATAGTGAGTATGAGGGACGTGAAAATTATTTTCTTTATATAACTGAGCCCAGTTATCATCTAAATTTAAATTTAAAAAATTTAAAACTTCTACAATTTGACTTCGTAAATTTTTTAAAGCAGGTAGACTTAAAATATTTAATTTTTGATAAGTTGTAACTTGAGTAGGATCTACTGAGTGTTTAAAATTATGCATAAATATTTTTACCTGATCTGATTCTTCTTTTGATATTTTTAAAGTAGTTCTATAAAAATGTTCAAAAGGCCAAAATTGTTCTATCACGTTTTCTTTCTAGTATTTCTTATAGACTCTTTACCTTTTTTAAAAATTGCAGCTACTTTTGATTTACCCATAACTTTTGCACGCTGCTCTCCAACAGTTAGGATTTGTATTTTTCTTGCAAATGGTTTGCTAATTTTTTTAACTTTAGCTACAGTTTTTCTTGCATCTGTTGGTGTTGCAAATTTTATTCCAACTGTGTCTTTAGGATTTTCATCTGTGTATAATCTTCTACCAGATCCTTTTGGTTTTTTACCTGTTCCCTTTTTTGGATCTGCCACTGATAACTCCTTTCAAAGTTTTAGCTTGACCTGCATGTAATTTAGATGCCTTCTTCAAACCTTTTATAACTTTTTTTATCTTTGCTTTTGCTTTTTTCATATGTCCTCCTTATAATTTAAAAGCTTGTAGTTCTTTTAATTTTTCTGTGGCTTCAGCAATTTTTTGTAGTTGTTTATCTATTTCGTCAATATGTTGAGGATGTTCTCCAATACCAACTGAATTTTCTAAATAAATTTTTATAGTTGCATCTGCCTCAGAAATTTGTGCTTCATATCTTTTTTCTAGTGCGTCTAAAATTGCTCTTCGCATTTTTTCTCCTTTCAAATAGACGGTCTACCAAGTATCCAAAGTTATCTAACCAACCAAAAAATGTGTAAATAAATTTGTCTAGCATTTCCATCTTCTTCTAGCTTGACGTAATCTAGAATTAGGATCTTTTGCTGCTTTAGGAAATTTTTTCATTTGTCCTGCACTTCTTGCACAATATGACTTTCTACGGTTTGCAGCTTTTGATCCTGGTTTTACTTTTCCAGTTACGGCTGTTTTTAATTTAGATCCAGGGTTTTCACGTCTGTATCTTGCAACTCCGGCTTTGGTCATACCAGCACCAGACTTTGTTGATCTAAAATATTTTTTAGTTTTAGGTGGTTGTTTATCTTGTCTTCTCATTATGCTTTCTTTTTCTTTTTTGCAAAGGTTGCAACGTTAGTTGGTTTACCGCCTGGATTACCTGCAGCTCTTTTTCGTCTGACAGCACTCGCCTTTTGCGACTTTGTCATCCGTGTGGCCTTTGCAAGTGGGACGCATTTTGGATATTTCCTCTTTGAGCCTTTGCTTCTCCCGCAAGGCTGATATTTCCCGTCTTTCTTCGGCGCTCC